TTAAGTTTGCCATCTTTTTTCTCCGCTTTCTTCGGCTTCGCTGCCGATTGAGTAGGTACTTCGACGATTGGATAATCGCCAGCGTAAGCCACGAACTTAGGACGTCCGAACCCTACGACTTCTTTACCGCTCCCGAATGCCCGCTCTTTTACCATGACCATTCCACCGTTACGCTGATCGCCAGTTCCAGAAGTGTTTCCCTCGATAGTAATCACACTCTTTGGCTTTACTCCGACGACTATTCCGATGTGGCTAATACGGTCGACGCCATCATGCGGAAAGTCCATAAAAGCTAGATCGCCGATCTTCGGCTCTGTTTCTACCCAGCGACTTACTTCTTTAAGTTTGTGCGCTCCTGCAGCTGTAGAGACCATAGATGGAAGCTTTATTCCTGCTTCATGGAAACACCAGTTAACGAAAGATCCGCACCATGGAAGACCGTCGGCCTTTGTAAACTTTCCGTATTTTGTAAGGTTATCGCCCTGTTCGATCGTCCCGACTTCTTTAAGAGCTACTTCCATTACTGCCGCAGCTGTACCATTAGGATAATTCGACATTATGTTCTCCATTCTCGCAATTCCATAAAGCTACTGTTTCGTTTAAGATTGCTTCTTCGTGGCACTGTGGCGGAATAAATGCGTCGAGCGATTGGTCATAAGAGAAACCGATTCCAGCAAAGTTAAATCTAATATTTGCATTATAAGAAGTCTTTATCCAAGTGCCGCCAAGATTATCAATAAGCCATTGATAGCCTTCATCACCTGCTAAATCATTGTTGTCGCCAACAAGTACGCGAATCACTTTGTTATCTTGATCTAATTCTGCCCAGTGACTCATGCTGCGTATCTCACAATCACAATTCCAGAACCGCCTGCGCCACCTGTGTAATTCTGATAACCGCCACCACCGCCACCGCCCGTATTTATTGTGCCAGCAGTTCCGTTTGCATTTGTTGCACCACCCGCACCACCACCGCCTGCGCCGCCTGAGCCAGCAGTAATAGAAGTAAAACCACCTGAACCGCCACCACCGCCTGCGTAATAACCGCTCACGCCTGTACTCGTGGCTGATGCCCAACTTGAATAAGTATTTGAACCAGCACCGCCAGCACCAGCTACGGTGCCTGAGCCAGCAGTACCTGCTGCGCCACGACCACCACCACCGCCTGTTGCATTACTAGGATCGCCTGCGCCACCTGAATTACCTTGTCCGCTCTGTGGTGAACCTGCTGGACTTGAAAAACGACCACCACCACCCGAACCGCCGTTTGATGATTGAGTACCGCCGCCGACTGCCGCAGTAAATGAACCAATTTGAGAATTAGTGCCATTTGTTCCTGCTGAGCCGCCGCTACCGACTGTAATCGTTTGATTTGATGAAATGGATTGACTGCTCGCGTAATACAGACCACCTGCACCAGCACCGCCGCCGACATCACTACCACCACCACCACCGCCTGCAATCACTAAAATGTCAGCAGTCAGCGTTCCACCGCTAACGCCCAATGTGCCGTTAGATGTGAAAACGCGATAATTGTATCCGCCTGAAGTGTAAAGCGTTCCACCTGTAACTGTTACTTGACGATTAGCACTAGACGCCATAATTCCAAGCATTGGAGACATTAGGCGAGATCTCCAAATACGATCCATGAATTAGCAGCTAGTTTTTTACACGTCGCACCAGAATTTGCAACGCGTAATTTAGGCGTGGCACTTGTTGCTCCTGTTGAAATAACTGTCGTCGTCCCCGATGTGACGGCGCCGATAGTTGGTTGTCCTACACCTGTAATCCAGAAAACGTTAATTTCCGTACCGATTGCGAAATTAAAAGTTGCGTCGGTTGGGATTGAAAATTGTTTGGCAGTTGCAGCATTCATAGAAAAAATGTTGCCTTCGTCGCCCGATCCGAAAGTATAGTTATCCGTTTTGGCTGTGTATGTTGAAGAGATTTTTGGAGCTGTTAAAGTTTTATTTGTTAAAGTTTGTGCAGTAGTTAGATCGACAGTTACCGCCGTGTCTATTGCTACTGTAGGAATGGGACCAGTTCCCGAAGTTACCGAGATTCCTGTACCCGCTGTAATAGCTGTAAGATCGCCTTGGTCGTTCGCGATCCATGAATAGTCTAGATCTGTGGCAGAAGCTTTAGCCAAGATCTGTCCAGTCGTTCCGCCTTTAAGATCGACGAATGCCGTATCTATGTCCTGACCAAGAGCTGCGATCGCTGTCGCGCCGTCCTTAACCAAGTCGGTCGACTGCGGAATGTCCCAGCCGAAGTTAGTCGTAGTAGTTGCCATGTTATGCCACCGATCCGATCGCGTATTCCCATGTAAGAGTTGGGCTTATTGTATTCCATGACTCGCTTGGATTGACTTGATTCCAGCGGAGTGTCATCTGGGAGAACTCCAGCGGAGAAGCGTTTATCGTAATAAATAGCGAGTTATAACTGGCCCTAAAAGACCAGCCTTCGACGTAACCCTCGAAGACACTGTCGACGATGTTAGGCGGAAGATCTGTAACGCGTAGCGGCATTCCCATGAAGATTTTTAGAAGTGCGTCGCGGTCTGTGTCGTCAATGTCTGGAGACGCGATAGGGAACTGGATAGAATCAAAGAAAGCTCGTGGATAAGATTTAAGCTGTAAACGCCGAGCTAGAGCTTGCGTCGCGTCGCCTGTGTTCTCGATGTTTGTGTCCCAGATTTCGGCGAACTTACCGAACTGCGAGATAGAAGCCGCTTGGCTATCGTTAAGAGTCGATCCGTTTCCGTAGTTAATAGTAATAAAGTTACGAACGTCTCCGCTTCGAGTAACTGACTTTAGACCTACTCCGATTCCCTGCGTGGCTGAAATGTCTGTGTAACCATTAGCTGCGAGATAGGTCTGTCGATGTAATGCGTCCGCGTACCCGATACGACCAGAACCATCTTCGTAAAGATAACCGAGTCCAGACTCCGCGATCTGACTTGCTAAAGTGTAGCTAGAAACTGGGTCGGCCGATCGGTTAACCATTTCGTATTGCCCGGGCTGATCTATGTCTCCAAGTCCTACGTTTTCCGCGTTAGCCCATGTCGTCGTCGGATCGTATTGATACCACGCTAAAGCGGGAGCGACTTCGTTCCAGTTATTAAGAAGAAGATCCGAAAGAATGTTATAGATCTGAGTTCCATCGTAATCTTTAGCTAAAGCCAGTTCCCAGTTAGCCCGAGCCAGTTTAGACAGTGCGCCCAGTGCAGTAATGCGCGCGCTAGTAACGTAGGCAGTCGAGCCAGCTGAGACCACGCTTATCTCGATGTCGCTCATAAAGCCACCATAAAGATCGACATAAACTCCAGTCGAATCTTTAATAGAGATTAGAATCTCTTGGCCGACTGTAAAAGGGTAAGAAGTATTCTGTAAGTTAATTAGTTCGATGTAGCAGTAGCCCGCTACTGGCTGTTCATAAACAGAAGTTCGGCCGCTAGTGATCTGAACGCTGGCCAGTGTTACTTCTTGATAATCGACGCCATCTATAAGAACGCGCCATTCTGGATTCCAGAGTGTCACGCGAAAGCACCCGATCCGAGAGTTCCGCGATAGCTTGAATTATTAAGGACGTTAATGATCGCTCGGGCTGTACCTTCTGGATCGATTGCTCCGTTAACAGTTAAGTTAATGACTGCACCGCCACCACCGCCGAGCGCACCGTTAGGCACGATCTGACCGCTGCGATTAGGCGTAAATAGTTCTGGACCTTGCTCGCCAACCAGATAGGAAGTTCCAGAAGTAACAGGGCCACCCATCGCGCGCGCTCCACCGAAGACGCGATCGATAAGACCAGAGATTCCAGAAACGATCGGATTAGCCTTTACTAAGTTAATGAAATCTCTTACCTTGTCGATCATGTCGCCCAAGAAGTTGACGACTTTAGAGACGCCAGTAATGACGCCAGAGATAGCAGTTCCAAGAACCTCGAAAGCGACCTTTAGAATCGTTCCGATAGCTGGGCCCATCGTGTCTCTTACGAATCCAGCGACGGACTTAAAGAGTGTAAATAATGGAGCTAGATCGTCTTCATTATTTTTAATAGCTGCGCTAACTTTACCGAAAGCGTTAGAGATTCCCTGAATCGCTGGGCCGAAGACACTAGCCCAGAAAGGAACGACGTAGTCGAATAGGTAACTATAGAGAGCCTTAAAAGCTGGAACTACGAAGTCTGTAAGAACTGTCTTAACACTATTGAGCGGACCTTGTAAATCTTTACCGATCGAACCCGCCATCGCCGAAAGAGTTGGAATTACTTTGTCTACGAAGATCGTAACCATCGGAGTAATCGCGTCAAGAACGAAAGAACCTACCGTCTCTTTACCTTCGTCGAATGCGATAGTAAGTCGATCTAACTTTCCTTGAAATGTGTCCGCTTTTGTTGAAGCTTGATTCTCGAAAGTATCGGCGAGCTTCTTAGTAATCTCGTCCATGGAAAGAGTCTTCAACTGAGCAGAAGAAAGTCCAACTCCAAGCTTTCCAAGAGACGCGGTATTGCCTTCGGTCGCCTTAGCCAGAGCATTAGTAACCGCTTCGAGAGACTTACCACTGCCCGCACTTATGTCTAGAGCTAAAGCTTGTAGCTTCTGGGCTTGCTGTACGTCGCCAGTAGCGCGAGCTAAGCGTTCTAGTGATGGACGAAGGTCGTCGTCTGTAACGCCGAACGCGAGCGATGTTTTGGTTATGTAAGACTCGGTTGCCTTAATCTGGGCGTCTGTTGCTCCTGTAACGTTCTTTAAGGTTAAAGCGAGTTTCTCCTGAGCTGCTGCGTCTGCGATCGCTGACTTAACGCCATCTATAAGAAGCTTTCCCGCGTAGGCGGCGGCGGCCACTGTTGCAGCTGCAAAAGCGGCAGCGGCTACCTTGCCGAACTTGCCGATCTTGCTAGAGAAACCTTCGACTTCATTTTGCGCGCCTTTAACGCCCTTCTTTAATTCGTCGAAGTCGGCGTCGAAAGTTATCTTTACTTTAGGAATGCCAGCCATTAGTCCAGACCCACTTTCTTAATTACGCCCTGAATAAGATCTATGTATTCTT